ATGGCGGGTTATTTGTCCTGGTTATTCCCCCGTTGTAAAATCTCTCCTAAACTTAACGGTACGGCACCACACTTCGGGGATGAAATGTTCGCGCTGGTACTTTTTGTTTGCTACCTAGATGGCGGTTGTGAAGATATTGTTGTGGATGTCTACAACACGGAACAGCAGTGTCTTTATTCTATGAGCGATCAACGGATCCGCCATGGCGGTTGTTTTCCGATTGAGGATTTTATAGATGGTTTCTGGCGACCTGCACAGGAGTACGGTGATTTTTAATTATTGCAATTGCACAAGAGTCAGTTCGCCCCCAAAGACAGCACCGGTATCAATATAATGCAGGTTGCCAATATCCACGCGATGTCGCAACGGTGTATGACCAAACCAGAAATGATCAGCACCTGTAATTCCCTGCCCTTTTTGGCGTTCACCTAATCGCGAGCGGCTCCACAAGACCTGATGCAAATCAACGTCCTTTTGCCATTCATAAACATCATCTGGATAATCGGCATGAGCAATAACATGTTTGCCGGTACGACTGTGTACTTCAAGAATAAAGGGCAAATGCTGACATTTTTCCAGCGCCGTTTTCGCTTGTTTCTGTTGATTATCTGCCAGCGCAATAAACCAGTCGCCGCCATTCATCAACCACAAAGACATCTGCTGGGATGCCAGCGCATCCATCGCCATCTGTTCATGATTGCCTCTTACCGCACAAACCCAATGTTGTTCCAGTAACTGCAGACAACGTAAACTTTGCGGCCCACGATCGATAACGTCTCCCACTGAGATAAGTAAATCTCGCCACGGATCAAAACGACAATGCCATAATTTGCGGCGCAACTGCTCAAGACAACCGTGTATATCGCCAGAAAGCCAGATATGTCGCCATTGATGACCCGCAATTCTCTGATAAACGGGCGCAGGCTGTTTCATCAATATTTTCCTCCCGCGCTAAAGATCACATAATCTTAACAAGAATGTTAAAAAACGCTGGACTCAGACAGTAGAGTGTGTGTTATGGTTGACTATAAAGTCAGCGAAGGAAATGCTTCTGGCTTTTAACAGATAAAAAGAGACCGAACACGATTCCTGTTTTCGTCAACAAACAATAAAACCCTTTAAAATTAATGCGTTGAATAAATTTACGTTCATCTTTTAATCCCTGACACGTACCATTGCATATTAATACATTCAACCAGTTACCATTTTTTTCGAGTTTTTTAGAGAAATTTTCGGGAATATTTCAGGTCAATCCATGCAGACGCAAGCAATTCCTGTATTGAATAATTCCGTAGCAATTATGTAAAATCATCTCCGGCTGATTTTCATTCAAACTCGCGCTATCGAACATCCATCAGCCAGCCGTGGCACGTTCTTGCATACGACGTGCTACGGTTTCCTTTACGATTTGGGGTTGCGACTTTACCTCTATTGATAATGCATTCCGGCAGAACGTTCAAATATGAAGTACGATGTTTAACTAACCGAAAAACAAGAACAATACGGTGCAAGCAAGCTATTCACAGTTAACTGAAACAGTATCGTTTTTTTACAGCCAATTTTGTTTGTCCTTTTATAATAAAAAAGTTCTGAAGTTCATTTCATGGAATGAACTTCATAAAAACTCCTACTTATTTCTTTTAACAAAGCCATTTGTCCATCGGCTTTAACTGAATGTCCATCATGTTACCGATAAATAATAACTTTTCATTGTCCCAAAATTCTTTTTATAACACTATTTCCGGTACATATGCTGATTACTTTTCAGCATGGGATAAATGGGAAAAACAAGCGCTCCCCGGTGAAAATCGGAATGAAGCGGTCTCCCTACTTAAAGAATGTCTCATCAATCAGTTCAGTGAGCTTCAACTGAATCGTTTAAATCTGTCCTCGCTACCTGACAACTTACCACCTCAAATCACTGTTCTGGAAATTACTCAGAATGCCCTAATATCATTACCAGAATTGCCAGCATCGCTGGAATACCTTGACGCCTGTGACAATCACCTGTCAACACTTCCTGAATTACCCGCATCTCTGAAACATCTTGATGTAGATAACAACCAACTAACCATGCTTCCTGAATTGCCTGCATTGCTGGAATATATTAATGCAGATAACAATCAGCTAACCATGCTTCCTGAATTACCTACATCGCTGGAAGTGCTCTCAGTAAGAAATAACCAGCTGACATTTCTCCCTGAGTTACCTGAATCACTGGAAGCGCTCGATGTAAGTACTAATCTTCTGGAAAGCCTACCAGCCGTACCTGTAAGAAATCATCACTCAGAGGAAACCGAGATATTTTTCCGGTGCCGCGAGAATCGCATCACACACATTCCGGAAAATATACTTAGCCTTGATCCGACCTGCACTATCATCCTCGAAGACAATCCTCTGTCCTCACGGATCAGGGAGTCTCTGTCGCAACAAACCGCCCAACCGGACTACCACGGCCCACGGATTTACTTCTCCATGAGTGACGGACAACAGAATACACTCCATCGCCCCCTGGCTGATGCCGTGACAGCATGGTTCCCGGAAAACAAACAATCTGATGTATCACAGATATGGCATGCTTTTGAACATGAAGAGCACGCCAACACCTTTTCCGCGTTCCTTGACCGCCTTTCCGATACCGTCTCTGCACGCAATACCTCCGGATTCCGTGAACAGGTCGCTGCATGGCTGGAAAAACTCAGTGCCTCTGCGGAGCTTCGACAGCAGTCTTTCGCTGTTGCTGCTGATGCCACTGAGAGCTGTGAGGACCGTGTCGCGCTCACATGGAACAATCTCCGGAAAACCCTCCTGGTCCATCAGGCATCAGAAGGCCTTTTCGATAATGATACCGGCGCTCTGCTCTCCCTGGGCAGGGAAATGTTCCGCCTCGAAATTCTGGAGGACATTGCCCGGGATAAAGTCAGAACTCTCCATTTTGTGGATGAGATAGAAGTCTACCTGGCCTTCCAGACCATGCTCGCAGAGAAACTTCAGCTCTCCACTGCCGTGAAGGAAATGCGTTTCTATGGCGTGTCGGGAGTGACAGCAAATGACCTCCGCACTGCCGAAGCCATGGTCAGAAGCCGTGAAGAGAATGAATTTACGGACTGGTTCTCCCTCTGGGGACCATGGCATGCTGTACTGAAGCGTACGGAAGCTGACCGCTGGGCGCAGGCAGAAGAGCAGAAATATGAGATGCTGGAGAATGAGTACCCTCAGAGGGTGGCTGACCGGCTGAAAGCATCAGGTCTGAGCGGTGATGCGGATGCGGAGAGGGAAGCCGGTGCACAGGTGATGCGTGAGACTGAACAGCAGATTTACCGTCAGCTGACTGACGAGGTACTGGCCCTGCGATTGCCTGAAAACGGCTCACAACTGCACCATTCATAATCACATCGCATAAACCACAGACCGGACTGACTCCGGAAAAACAGAGGCCCGCCCCCGGGCCTCCCCGGATTCATCCGTTTCTCTGTTCAGCCTGACCGCACGCCCCGGCGGCCGGATGACAGACTCCGCCTCGGTAAGCAAAGCGGTCTTCTGTGATTCCGCCAGTTGCGGCTTATTCATTACTTGACGTCAAACGCCCGAATTGAAGCCAAATCATCCAGACTGCTCAGCTCCTCTTTCATCTCCCGCTGACGGCGATAAATCTCATCGTTGCGATCGACCTGCGCCTGCACCATTGCTGCCGCCAGTTCTTCCAGTTCCGGCATCGACAGTTTCACCTGCTGATTATCGGCATCGCTCCACGCCATATGTGTTTGTGCTGTGACAGATTTTGCCAGCATGACTACCGGGGACAGGCGGCCCAGTGAGTCGGGGCCAGCATTCCAGACACGACCGTTCCATTCAAACGTGAACGGCTTCGCCTCCTGTTCTGTGCGCCATGCTTCAATTTCCTGACGTCTGGCCTCTCTGGCCGCTTCCAGCATTTCTGGTGTCACAGTGAATGGGGCTATCTCACCCCATTTGCCACTTTGCAGTTCCTGCCAGATTTGCTGACCCGTCGGTGCGACATCATCAGCGGTGGCTGTGTAGGGGACTGCCTGGTCCCTGTCGTCAAAAAAAACGTCACAGTCTACTGCGCCACTTTCGGTATAACGGGGATTAATGATTTTTTTAATTTCCACGGTGCATTCCTCACGATGTGCGAATAAAAAGCCCGGGCATTGCGCCAGAGACATGTGCATCCGGCACCCCGGACAGGGCGCAATATGACCCCGGTAATGAATGCTCTGAACATCCCGTAATGAAAAATTGTGGGTATGCTATATGCGTTCCGGTGGGAGTACTGGGCACTGAAATCCCCACCGGTCCCAGTCGTGAGCCTCTGTATGACTGCCCCCTGACAAGTCTGATGACTTTATCACCGTCAGCTTCTCCCTGGTACGCAGCAATAATCAGCCCGCCAATGTCAGGGTCTCCCCATCTGTTGCAGACAGAGCTCGCCACGATTCTGTAAATAATATCTTCTGTGGTTATATTTATTTTCACCCAGTCAGTCTGGATATGGGCCAGTAGCAGTAGCGGGTGTGATAAATGGGGCCGTTAATGCCGTAAAAAGTAAGGGATTTGGCTCTGTACCGCGGTTCTATTGTCTCAGGGTGTGCATCAGTCCACCGGATGCTGAGCACCCCTTCAAACCGTGTGTCGGGTATGATGCCCTGGCGGCCAGCAACGGAATACTGAGGTAGCCTGAGTTTAACGGACACTCCTTCCTGAAATAGAATGGCATCAGAAAGAGCTAATAATGAGCAGAAAAACCCAACGTTACTCTAAAGAGTTCAAAGCCGAAGCTGTCAGAACGGTTCTTGAAAATCAACTTTCGATCAGTGAAGGCGCTTCCCGATTATCCCTTCCTGAAGGCACTTTAGGACAATGGGTTACCGCCGCCAGAAAAGGGCTCGGTACTCCTGGTTCCCGCACGGTGGCTGAACTGGAATCTGAAATTCTGCAACTGCGTAAGGCGTTAAATGAAGCTCGCCTTGAGCGAGATATATTAAAAAAAGCAACAGCGTATTTTGCACAGGAGTCGCTGAAAAATACGCGTTAATCGAACAATGGCGACAACAATTTCCCATTGAAGCGATGTGTCAGGTATTTGGTGTATCCAGGAGCGGTTATTACAACCGGGTACAGCATGAACCCTCAGACAGAAAACAAAGTGATGAGCGGCTAAAACTGGAGATTAAGGTGGCACATATCCGCACTCGCGAAACATATGGAACCCGGCGGCTCCAGACGGAGCTGGCAGAGAATGGCATCATCGTTGGTCGTGACCGACTGGCACGTCTTCGTAAGGAGCTAAGGCTACGCTGTAAGCAGAAACGCAAGTTCAGAGCGACTACGAACCCGAACCACAATCTGCCAGTTGCGCCAAATCTGCTGAACCAGACGTTCGCTCCTACAGCACCAAATCAGGTCTGGGTGGCGGACCTGACGTATGTTGCCACACAGGAGGGATGGTTGTACCTCGCTGGCATCAAAGATGTTTATACGTGCGAAATTGTCGGCTACGCCATGGGAGAGCGCATGACAAAAGAGCTGACAGGTAAAGCCCTGTTTATGGCGCTCAGGAGCCAGCGCCCACCTGCCGGGCTAATCCACCACTCTGATCGAGGTTCACAGTACTGCGCATACGATTACCGGGTCATACAGGAGCAGTTTGGTCTGAAAACATCAATGTCGCGTAAAGGTAACTGTTACGACAACGCTCCGATGGAAAGCTTCTGGGGAACGCTGAAAAATGAGAGCCTGAGCCACTATCGTTTTAATAACCGGGATGAAGCCATCTCAGTAATACGGGAATACATTGAGATTTTCTACAATCGTCAGCGTCGTCACTCTCGTCTGGGGAATATCTCCCCGGCAGCCTTCAGGGAAAAATATCATCAGATGGCTGCTTAAAAAAAGAACAAATGGTAGTGTCCGCTATTGCCAGTACACCTCACTACAACCATTGGTGGCAACATTGAAAGACTATAGAGCCAAACCAGGAACCCACACATATGAGTAACAACTCTTACATGAGATGTATTCATATCTAAATATTCTTTCAATTATAACCACCTTGCTGCAACATTATGATTATACTGTATAAAATTTAACTCCTCTAAGATCTTACTTCACTGTTCCTTATGAAACAATCATCAAAATGAATCATATTGTAGTTAAGATTTTACTTTAAACACTGTTCGGTTATGTATTGCTGAGCACCTTCAAGTTGGGCCTGCATCATTACCAGTCGTTCCCGGAGGGTGAAATAATCCCGTTCAGCGGTGTCTGCCAGTCTGGGGGAGACTGCATTATCCACGCTGGAGGCGATGGTGGCTTCACGCACGGACGGACAGGCTGCTTTGACGTGCAACCGACGACGACCAGCGGCAACATCATCACGTAGAGCATCATTTTCAGCTTTCGCATCAGCTAACTCCTTCAGGTATTTTGCATCGAGTGCAGCAACATCACGCTGGCGTATCTGCATGTCAGTAATGATTGCGGTCGCCTGGTTGAGTTTTTCCTTCACATTATCGCGCTGCTCTTTGTAGGTAATGGCGTTATCACGGTAATGATTAGCAGCCAATGACAGGCAGGCGATGATGCAGATAACCAGAGCGGAGATAATCGCGGTGACTCTGCTCATTGCTGCCCCCACAAACATACTTCACGCTCAATCTCACGACGGGTCATCAGCCCTTTCCATTGCTTACCGCCAGCATATGTCCAGCGACGTAGCTGGTCACATGCGCCTTTGATATCGCCCTGGTTTATTTTGCGAAGAAGCGTCGATGTTCTGAAATTGCCAGCGCCCACGTTGTAAACGAACGAGTAAAGAGCGCCGCGCGTTGTTTCCGGTATATCGACTTTGATGTACGGGTTAATTTGTCTGGCGACAGTGGCAAGGTCTTTATTCAGGAGAGCTTTGCATTCTGCTTCGGTATACGTTTTACCAGGCATGATGTCTTTTCCGGTGTGTCCGTGACATACAGTCCATACACCAATGATATCTTTGTATGGTATGTAGCTGACACCTTCCAGACCATCGTTACCACCTGGGCCAGTGATTAACACAGATGCTATAGCAACAGCCCCGCCACCAATAGCAACTGCAACAGCCTTGCGTAATGATGGCGACATTATTCACCTCTCGCAGCCTTACGCTTATCTTCTCTTATTTTGAAATACAGATTCGTCAGATAAGTCAGAAGCCCCAGAAGCAGACTTCCCAGCACACCAATCGCAGCCCACTGTGACGGACTGACCTGATCCAACCACTGCAAAAACCAGTAGCCGGCACTGCCGGCGGAGGTGCCGTAGGCAATGCCTGTTGATATTTTTTCCATCTGATACATATCCCGCCCCCCGACAGACCTGTGCTATCGGAAAGAAAAAAGGCCATCAGCAAAACTCTGATGGCCTGAATCACCTTTACCAATATTGTATGAAAAAACACGCACGTCTAATTGACAATAATTTTCATTTCCATTAAAAAAGATCGCGTAGCATTCTTAATTCATGAGGAACTTTACCCGCCAGCAATCTGAGTAGCGAAAGCTGTTCATCCCCAATGTTTTTGCTGGCGGGTCCTTTTTCTACGGTCCTCCTCCCCGGAGGGGGCATTTCATTATTTTTCTAATCATTACTGGTGAGAAGGCGGAAGAAAAAGCCAGTTCTTCGCCCCTAAATAACAGCATGATTCCAGTCCATGCAAAATATGATTTCCAGCTCACACATACCGAGCACTGTACAAAAAACCGCCAACCAAGGCAGTTAAGAGTGTGTTCCCGGGGTTTGCTTAGAATATTTTGTAAGTTGTCCGAAGAGATATTTACAACACCAGAATGATGAATCATCAGTCCCCTGCCAGAGGTTCACTACGTAACCTGACCGACAATGCACCATTCTGGTGCTGAAAAAAGAGCACTGGAACTGCAACAAAACAACATCACAGAACAGGAGATGGTAAGGAGTCAGACATTCCCACACAATATTGTGTCAGTGCAAATAACAACCTTCGTCTCAAATCTCGCTGGAGCGGGCAGCGGGAATCGAACCCGCATCATCAGCTTGGAAGGCTGAGGTAATAGCCATTATACGATGCCCGCATATGGTGCCGACTACCGGAATCGAACTGGTGACCTACTGATTACAAGTCAGTTGCTCTGCCTGCTGAGCTAAGTCGGCGCTGGCCCACCACCGAGGACTCGAACCTCGCACCGTCAACTTAGAAGGTTGATGCTCTATCCGGATGAGCTAGTGGTGGTTGGTGGCCCTTGCTGGACTTGAACCAGCGACCTGGCGATTATGAGTCGCTCGCTCTGACCAACTGAGCTAAAGGGCCGGAGGCAGAATAATAACCATATGTCATCACATCTGCAAACTCATCTGACCACCAGCACGTTTAACGTCCTGTGCCGTTTTTCAGGTATAAAAAAACCCGCATAAAGCGGGCTCTTTCAAATGTCCATGTCTGCTATTCGTCTCGCAGTACAACTTTGCGAAGCGTACCGGAATTGAAGCAGTTTATGGCTAAAATTGCAAGAACTTTTTAAAGCTGCATCAGCCTTTCCACCAGTTTATCTCTGCGAACAACAAACCAACCATTGGCTCTCGCCAGTTCCAGCCATGACTCAAGGGAAATAACAATATCATCATCCCGCAACTGAATTGTGGAAACAGTGACACCGCCTTGCTGATAACAGAGAACTCGCGTGTCGTAACTTTTCTGGCATGAAACTGGCGTTGACGGCTCCTTTTGACTGAAATAGCAGTCTTCCAGTTTTTCGAACACATCCCACGCCTGATCGGTTTCGAGCATTTTTGCGTGGCGGGCTGCGCCGCGTTCTGTCCAGAGAATGAGGGAGCGGGTTTTGGGAGAGATGGGATTTTGTGAGTAGTTTAAAGCTACCCGCAATTCTTTAAGGTCATTACCAACAACTTTGAAAAAGTGTTTCCCTTCAACGAAGCGTACTTTGTTCTCATAATGATTCTGGCGAATACGCACCGGCTCAGTGCCGTAAAGCTGCGCCAAAAGTTCGGTGGTAATAACAGGAATCTGGTTATAGGTAACAGGGGAAAGGTTTTTGACAGAAATCTGAACAGTCATAACGACCTCGCGTTTCGATGGTTTTTAACTCACCACCTGCGACGCCAATCGCTGGGTGGTGAACTGTGCAGGGTTGGCGTAACCGGTCGAAACATCCGGCGAGTCTCTCAACTCCCCCACACAGCCCACCATAAATCGCGAATGTGACTGTGCTTAGCGCATAAAAAAACCGCCAGCGCGGTTATGCACCGTTTCGATATCCGGGACGCCAATCCCGACGCCAGATTTTGCTGGCGCGTGAGGAATATAGCCCCGGATAACAGATTGAGTCAACAGACAGTTTTTAAATCCCCGGAAGAGAATGCATCACGCATCGGCAGATAGAGCATAAACTCTGCCATTTTCAACCACGCATCTATGCGATTACGGCACGTGGCGTAACACCACTCAGGGTGTGAATCATTCAGCAATTCAGCCATTTTTCGCTTAGTCATCCCCCTCCCTTCATATCGTTGCCGGAGGATACAAATCAATCCTGGGTGTTCTGCCAGCACTTCACTAATCACCCGATCAATGCATAACGCCTCTGCATCAGTACAATGCACCAGCCAGCTTTTTTGCTTGCCGTTGATCATATCCCGCAAAAAAGCCTCAAGTTCAGGTTTGTCCAGACCTGCTTTTTTCATCCTCCGGAGCGCCTCGTTAATTGCCGTTTTTGTCAGCTTTTTAGAGGCCAACAACTGGTTGAACATATTCCCCGTCTTACCGCCGCCAATATACGACCAGCGCCCCCACATGCGCAGTTTTCCCTGAATCCAGACACTTTCCAGCGTGGTGAGACGAAGGTGTTCCCCGCTTTTGCCTGTATTTGTTGGGTAAATCATAAATAACCTTCCTTTCTCCAGATTTCTTGCGTGCGAAAAACACCTTCTGCATGCATCAGGCGTAATTCTTCTTTGGTGTAATCGCTTGTTTTTACCCGCCCGTCGATTAAATCGTGGCATGAGCTACAGGCAATCGCCGCCTGCATATCGTGTGGTTTTGTCGCTGTTCCGCACGTTCCCGCCAGTCGGTAATGCGCCAGCACAGACGTTTCCGGATCGTGATTGCAGTAGCCAGGAATTCTGACGGTGCACATCTGCCCCCGCGCCGCTTTACGTAAATCCACCATTACGCAAACTCCAGTAGCTGCGCGGCCACATTTTCGACTTCCTCCGGAGAGGAGAATTTACGGAACAGGATCCAGTTCCACAGCACATTCAGTACAGATTTATAAACCTGCTGAAACTCGGTTTCGTCCATGTTCGCAAATGCGATAGATTTTGCCCTGCGCCCACGACTACCATCAGGATAAATATGCTCGGTGTAAAATCCGGCCTGAATGGTTACCCACTCGCGGAAAGCCTCAAACGACTTTAGCAATGCCGTATCACGGGTTCTGCGTGTCGCAACTGTATTCAGATATTGCTCTGCGGCTTCGCTCAGAGCTGGCGTATGTTCCCGGCCTACTGATTCACACAGGTAATCAACGAAACCGGACACCAGTTTTCGTTCGCGAGGCGTGATCGCCCCACCGACCGGAGTCCAGTAATCGAAACCCAGTTGCAGGAGTTTGAAAAAACGCTTGTGGAATGCGTAGTTACGCACACGCTTAAAGTCTGCGTGTATCCACTCACCTATTTTGATTTGATGCAGAAAATCGCAACTCTCCGGCGTCGCCGGGAGAAGTAATCCGGAAGAGGTTTGTTTGACCAGTTGTATATGTGCCATCGGCTTTCTCCGGTGGCACGGTGTTACACAGCAGGAGTTCAATCCTGCTCAAGATTGTAGATGAGTTTATTCTTCAGCAAAAGCAGAAAACCAGCCTTAAAACCAATCTCTTTCAAAACCCGTAATGATGTGACAAATTCGTCCTCACGCAAAATAAAACCGTCCGTCAGAAGTCCATTACAAAAATAAAATAACACAGCACCGCTCTTCCTTTGTTGAGATTGCAAACATCTAATGCGGCAATGGCTGACAATCGCTCCATTCTCAACGCGCACAGCATAGAGGCCATTTTCACTAAAAATTTCACGCAATTCTTCGATTTTCATCTTCAGAATCCTTCCAGATAAATAGCTCTCCCCTGTTCGGGGTCCATCCCTCTTCTCCCTGCGCGCTACTTAAGTGAGTCGATTCTATCTGCGAAGGTGCGCGAATCAAATTCACCGGAAATAAACAACAAAAAACCCGCCGAAACGCTGAGAGATCACAGCGATGGGCGGGTTAAGTGCGGGTGCGTTGAGGATGCCTGACACATCAGAGGTGGGCGGGGATGGGATCAGCTCCCCGCCCGGTCACTCTTACTTCCTGGATTCGTAGTCTACGAAGACAGCGACCTCCGTCTGGCCGGTTCGGATTCGTACCTCACAGAGGTCTTTCCTCGTTACCAGTGCCGTCACTATGACGGTTAAACAGATGACGATCAGGGCGACTAACATCGCCTTTTGCTGCTTCATAGCCTGCTTCTCCTTGCCTTCCGGCACGTAAGAGGCTAACCTACATGTGTCTAGCATGAAATTGGCCTCAGATTAATGTTAAGCGTCTTGCAGGACGCGTAATGTTAACTGGGGCTTCTCATCTGCCTTTTGGTGTTCATGCCTGAGACAGATAGCCTCAAGCACCCGCAGCAATTCTACTTAACTTCCCTTTCACCGCAAATCATTTTATCCCCGGTGGTAATGTTCTCCCGATATGGGAATTCCCATATCGGGGCTAATTTAACCAGTTAAAGCTCCATTAATTTTCCGGCAAGTTCATCTCGCGGCATTACCAGCCATCCGCGCGATTTAAGCAACATCAGGGCTTCTTCAACCGTCACCAGCTGACCAGGCGCATAACTTCGGATGAAGGCAGTTTTATCATCACGGATCGCCAGGTGAATATCGATGTTCATTTTCCCCGTAGCCCGATCTTTCTCGTACTGGTTGAAGTAGCAGTCTTCCAATTTTTCGAATACTTCCCACGCCTGATCGGTTTCGAGCATTTTGGCGTGACGTGCTGCTCCGCGTTCTGTCCAGAGAATGAGGGAGCGAACGTTACGGGCAATTTTCACAGACTCGCTTAAAGATAGTCTGTGCTTCATACCTCTAAGCTCATCGCCCACTAACTTATAAAAATGCTTACCTTCAATAAAACGTTCAGCGTTTCTGGCGTGATTTTGCTGAATGCGAATCGCTTCTGTGCCGTACAACTGCGCCAAAAGTTCAGTGGTAATAACAGGTATCTGGTTATGGGCGATCGGGGAGAGAGTTTCAACAGAGATTTGAGTGGTCATAACGATAACTCCGTACATTTGGAAATTATCGCCACCGACGACGCCAATCGAACTGGTGGCGAACTGTGCAGGGTTGGCGTAACCGGGTACGGAAACCGGCGAGCCTTTCGGCTCCCCCACACAGCCCGCCATAAATCGCGAATGTGACTGTGCAAACGATATGAAAAAAGACGCGGACGCGTCTCATATCGCTCCGTAAACATCCGGGACGCCAATCCCGACGCCAGATTTTGCTGGCGCGTGAGGAATATAGCCCCGGATTAACGTTGTCGTCAACAGCCACTACAGGCTAAACTAACAATATTCCCCAACAACGAAGGATTTAACATGGCTCAGGTCTATTTTGATACACTGAAGTTCGTCGAAACCTTGGAAGCCGCAGGAATGCCGGCAGCTCAGGCGCGCGCTATATCTGCCGCAGTGAAAGATTCTCACGAAGCCGCAGAAGTCGCCACAAAGCGCGACCTAAATGATGTCAGAACTGAACTAAAAAACGACATTGCAGCCCTTGATGCAAAAATAGACAAACTCAGCCTGCAACTGACCGTCAGATTTGGTGGCATGCTCGTCGTTGCTGTTGGCGCACTGACAGCCATCATCAAATTACCTCTTTAAATTACCAGCCCGTTCGGGGCTGGTTTACCTTACCCCCAGCGGCAAATCGAATACACAACCAGCGCCACCGCCATTGCAATTCCTACCGTGGTGAATGCTTCAGGCCAGGTCATCGTAAAACATCCTCCACGCTTATCAGTCCATTTCGCTTCAGGTAATCCATCGCCTTCTCCGGTAATTTGCAGTCAGGCTTAGCTTTTTTCAGTTGACTGACCAGTCGTTTAACCCACATTGTTAATTCGCTAACCTGATTACTGGATGCTAGTAGGTTGTCGGCTTTACCCAGAATGACAGCACAGCAAGCCTCTTTGAGTACCCAGTCAACAGCGTCTTTCCATGCTCCTGTTTCGACTGGTGGATTCTCACGCTTAACCTGTTCATAAAAGCGCACGGCTTTAACCAGTCCTTCTGATGTCACCTGGACTGGCGGGGCAGTGAATAAGGCCTGAATTTCATAGTTCGGCCTGTCGTTACAATCCTCTTTTTTCGGTACATATTTCCAGTCACCAGACCACCACTTCCCCTGAAAGTCCGTAACGCCTTTTTTTTCACGTAGCGATATCGCCATGCCACTGTTTTTGCTTGCCCCGCCGTTTCATGCCCTTCCTGATAATTAATCTCGCTCATTCATCGCCCCACTCATCACAATATGCTTCGACCGGAGTTTTTCCTGCTTCATAATCATCACGCCATGCTTCAGCATCAGCAGCACTGCCACCACGTAACTCTGCATAGTCCATTAACAGTTCATGCCATTCTTCAAAACTGACGTTGTATTTAGTTGAACCAAAATCAGCCATTTTGTTCTTCCTCTTCGTCTTTTATTTCGTGATATGAGTAATTGCAGTAGTTAAAGAAAATATCTTTTGCTTCGTCATGTATTTCATCAGGCGTCGCATCATCATCCACTTCGAATTCATCCTCGAAATCTCCACCGGCTATTCCCGTTTCAATAATAATTTTGAACTTTCGCATTTCACTACCGCCCTTTCGGGCCTGAGGGATCCCCACAAAATTACTGCTAATAAACCAGCACCATATTTCGGTAGGTTCTGGACAGATGGTTTAGAACTGTGCTCAGTACTGTTCGTCTTAAAATAAGTGACGAGTGTCGAAGAACATTCTTCGCTAACGTCAGATATGAGATAACCCGCCGGGATTTAATGCTGTTAGCCTGATATTTCAGGTGTAACCCTTTATTTTCAGCGAGATAACCGAGTAACCACATTACGATAGTGCTCAACGTTGCCAGCAGACTCAGAACCAGAATTCTTCCTGTTGAACGACTTTTGCTGGCCCGAAGACCAAATCCGAAGCGCCCGTTCTTTTCATCACGAAAGTTTTGCTCTATCTGCATTTACCGACTGTATAACTTGATGATTTCTCGCGCTCTGAAGTCATTTGTACTGCTGAAGATCAACCAAGCTTCTTTTGCTGATTTGCTCTGTTCTTTGTCTGTTTTGTTTAAACCACTCTGACCTTTCGAACGTTTCTTTTTTCGCCCTTTTGCCGATTTCTTATAGGTGTGAGGTGTACTGGCAATAGCGGACACTACCATTTGTTCTTTTTTTAAGCAGCCATCTGATGATATTTTTCCCTGAAGGCTGCCGGGGAGATATTCCCCAGACGAGAGTGACGACGCTGACGATTGTAGAAAATCTCAATGTATTCCCGTATTACTGAGATGGCTTCATCCCGGTTATTAAAACGATAGTGGCTCAGGCTCTCATTTTTCAGCGTTCCCCAGAAGCTTTCCATCGGAGCGTTGTCGTAACAGTTACCTTTACGCAACATTGATGTTTTCAGACCAAACTGCTCCTGTATGACCCGGTAATCGTATGCGCAGTACTGTGAACCTCGATCAGAGTGGTGGATTAGCCCGGCAGGTGGGCGCTGGCTCCTGAGCGCCATAAACAGGGCTTTACCTGTCAGCTCTTTTGTCATGCGCTCTCCCATGGCGTAGCCGACAATTTCGCACGTATAAACATCTTTGATGCCAGCTAGGTACAACCATCCCTCCTGTGTGGCAACATACGTCAGGTCCGCCACCCAGACCTGATTTGGTGCTGTAGGAGCGAACGTCTGGTTCAGCAGATTTGGCGCAACTGGCAGATTGTGGTTCGGGTTCGTAGTCGCTCTGAACTTGCGTTTCTGCTTACAGCGTAGCCTTAGCTCCTTACGAAGACGTGCCAGTCGGTCACGACCAACGATGATGCCATTCTCTGCCAGCTCCGTCTGGAGCCGCCGGGTTCCATATGTTTCGCGAGTGCGGATATGTGCCACCTTAATCTCCAGTTTTAGCCGCTCATCACTTTGTTTTCTGTCTGAGGGTTCATGCTGTACCCAGTTGTAATAACCGCTCCTGGATACACCAAATACCTGACACATCGCTTCAATGGGAAATTGTTGTCGCCATTGTTCGATTAACGCGTATTTTTCAGCGACTCCTGTGCAAAATACGCTGTTGCTTTTTTTAATATATCTCGCTCAAGGCGAGCTTCATTTAACGCCTTACGCAGTTGCAGAATTTCAGATTCCAGTTCAGCCACCGTGCGGGAACCAGGAGTACCGAGCCCTTTTCTGGCGGCGGTAACCCATTGTCCTAAAGTGCCTTCAGGAAGGGATAATCGGGAAGCGCCTTCACTGATCGAAAGTTGATTTTCAAGAACCGTTCTGACAGCTTCGGCTTTGAACTCTTTAGAGTAACGTTGGGTTTTTCTGCTCATTATTAGCTCCTTCTGATGCCATTCTATTTCAGGAAGGAGTGTCCGTTAAACTCAGGCTACCTCACACCTCGGCATCGATACCTCACGGGATAACAGTGAATTATTTGCCAACGACGGTACACCGACATGGCTAAAAGAAAAGCGTGCAAAAGAAATCGCACTTGATGAAATTATCGAGTTGCTCAACAAGCACCATGGGGGCACCAGTAACGACGCCAAACGCGCAAAAGCTGATTTGCTGGAAAAAACATTCACCTCCCGCTCATGGGAAAGAATCAAAGGTATGGACTGGCCGACAATCAAAGCTGGTCGTAATGCACTATGGATTGAACTGGAAGGCGTTGAATATGCATTCCCGGATCCACAAACACAAAACGAAACGCAACAAGCAGGATACGATGAGAATATTCCGGTGTAAAACCAAGTGCATTTTGGGAAAATATTAATGGAGGTGTTCATGTATAAAATTACAGCCACTATTGAAAAGGAAGGTGGTTCTCCTGCCAGCTGGACAAGATACTCAAAGACAAAACTAACGAAATCAGAATGCGAAAAAATGCTCTCAGGGGAAAAAGAAGCAGGCGTTTCCAGAGAGCAGAAAGTAAAACTGATAAATTTTAATTGCGAGAAACTTCAGTCCTCGTGAATTTCATTATATCCAGATTAGAACTTCATAGCTGATTATTAAAAATCAACCACACCCGCCAGTATTCTGTATATTTACTGGCTGGCGGTCATATCGTGAGAGGTATGGCAATGAATCTTGTGACACTCAAAACGTGGGGAAAACTCAGATATCCGGATACCCCACCATCAATATCAACGCTGAGACGATGGGCAAGGAATGGAAACATTGAGGTGTACTGGCAATAGCGGACACTACCATTTGTTCTTTTTTTAAGCAGCCATCTGATGATATTTTTCCCTGAAGGCTGCCGGGGAGATATTCCCCAGACGAGAGTGACGACGCTGACGATTGTAGAAAATCTCAATGTATTCCCGTATTACTGAGATGGCTTCATCCCGGTTATTAAAACGATAGTGGCTCAGGCTCTCATTTTTCAGCGTTCCCCAGAAGCTTTCCATCGGAGCGTTGTCGTAACAGTTACCTTTGCGCGACATTGATGTTTTCAGACCAAACTGCTCCTGTATGACCCGGTAATCGTATGCGCAGTACTGTGAACCTCGATCAGAGTGGTGGATTAGCCCGGCAGGTGGGCGCTGGCTCCTGAGCGCCATAAACAGGGCTTTACCTGTCAGCTCTTTTGTCATGCGCTCTCCCATGGCGTAGCCGACAATTTCGCACGTATAAACATCTTTGATGCCAGCGAGGTACAACCATCCCTCCTGTGTGGCAACATACGTCAGGTCCGCCACCCAGACCTGATTTGGTGCTGTAGGAGCGAACGTCTGGTTCAGCAGATTTGGCGCAACTGGCAGATTGTGGTTCGGGTTCGTAGTCGCTCTGAACTTGCGTTTCTGCTTACAGCGTAGCCTTAGCTCCTTACGAAGACGTGCCAGTCGGTCACGACCAACGATGATGCCATTCTCTGCCAGCTCCGTCTGGAGCCGCCGGGTTCCATATGTTTCGCGAGTGCGGATATGTGCCACCTTAATCTCCAGTTTTAGCCGCTCATCACTTTGTTTTCTGTCTGAGGGTTCATGCTGTACCCAGTTGTAATAACCGCTCCTGGATACACCGAATACCTGACACATCGCTTCAATGGGAAATTGTTGTCGCCATTGTTCGATTAACGCGTATTTTTCAGCGACTCCTGTGCAAAATACGCTGTTGCTTTTTTTAATATATCTCGCTCAAGGCGAGCTTCATTTAACGCCTTACGCAGTTGCAGAATTTCAGATTCCAGTTCAGCCACCGTGCGGGAACCAGGAGTACCGAGCCCTTTTCTGGCGGCGGTAACCCATTGTCCTAAAGTGCCTTCAGGAAGGGATAATCGGGAAGCGCCTTCACTGATCGAAAGTTGATTTTCAAGAACCGTTCTGACAGCTTCGGCTTTGAACTCTTTAGAGTAACGTTGGGTTTTTCTGCTCATTATTAGCTCTTTCTGATGCCATTCTATTTCAGGAAGGAGTGTCCGTTAAACTCAGGCTACCTCACATTTATCCTGCACCTGAACTACACGGGAGGAGTTACAGGGTGGTTCCGGAGGCTTTCTATATCAACCCAAATAAGGTTGATACCGATATAACACACCATCAGCCTAATGGGCGACAAGGGAGAGACAGTCCGTTAATGGAGAAGTTAAAACATGCAGCGGAAAAAATACGATCCCAATTTGCCTAGAAACTTAACATATCGAAGGAGAGACAAAGCATATTACTGGCGCAACCCTCTGACGAAAGAAGAATTTACACTAGGTAAAATTTCAAGAAGAGATGCAGTAGCGCAGGCAATTGAAGCAAATCATTATATATACAAAAACTACTCTCCTGCTGCCCTAATTGAAAAGCTTAAAGGGGTCGACTCATTTACTATGGCAGACTGGATTGAACGTTACAAAACGATTCTTATAAGGAGAAAAGCGTCCAGAAATACTTATAAAACTCGGGTAAATCAACTGGAGACAATAAAAGAAAAATTAGGAGGGGTTTTACTGACAGAAATAACCACTCGCCATATCGCCGAGTTTCTTGATTTGTGGATTGAAGGAGGGAAAAACACGATGGCAGGATCAATGCGTTCTGTGTTATCTGATATGTTCCGCGAAGCCATTGTTGAAGGACGTATATCTCAAAATCCAGTAACGCCAACAATAGCACCGAAAATAGTAGTTACAAGAGAACGGCTGAAACTAAAGACATACAACTGCATCAGGGAGGCAGCAGATCAACTTCCGGTATGGTTCCCATTAGCTATGGACTTAGCCCTTGTAACAGGACAACGTCGCGAAGACATAACGAATATGCGGTTCAGTGATATTTATGATGATCGTCTCCACATCAGGCAAATTAAGACAGGAATGATGATTGCTATCCCCCTGTCACTCAGCCTTCCTGTCGCTGGTTTACGACTTGGTGCAGTAGTTAAACAGTGCCGCATGGTAAGTAGGGGGGATTATCTAATCAGTGCCGGGATTAGAAAAAACAGCCCTGACGGCAGCATTCACCCGGACGGCCTGACAAAGAAATTTGTCGCAGCCAGAAAATTAACAGGTATCCTGTTCAGTGAAAACCCACCAACTTTTCACGAAATCAGAAGCCTGGCTGGACGATTGTACAAAGAAATATGTGGAGAAGAATTTGCTCAGCGTCTACTTGGCCACACATCGGAGAAGACAACAAAAATGTATCTTGATGAGAGAGAAAAAACGTACTTACTGCTCTGATTTTAACGTAAATGGATTGTTAAATGTATTTTGGTTGTGATATAACCAAAAAAGACCGGAATACAGAAATTCGAGTAAATTTCGGGGAATTTCGGGGAAGCATTTGTAACTAATTGATTTCAAATGCAATTAAAAAAAGACCGAATACGATTCCTGTATTCGGTCCAGGGAAATGGCTCTTGGGAGAGAGCCGTGCGCTAAAAGTTGGCATTAATGCAGGCTTAGTTGCCTTGCCCTTTAAGAATAGATGACGACGCCAGGTTTTCCAGTTTGCGTGCAAAATGGTCAATAAAAAGCGCGGTGGTCATCAGCTTAAATGTTAAAAACCGCCCGTTCTGGTGAAAGAACTGAGGCAGTTTTTTTATTGGAAATCAAAAGGCTATTTTAGGTAATTAACAGAGTTTTTCAGCTCGTTCTATAAACGGTGCCAGACTCATTTTTTCGCCGGGATTGTTAGGATCATCAATCTGAATCACCGAAATGGGTTGGGTATTGGTCTTCCCACAGGCCACTTCCTTTTGTGCGATATCGTTTAAAGGATACTGCACGAGGGTACTCGGATTAATAACATACAAAGCATTACCCGGTCGGCAAGTCAGCATCACCTCTTCGCGGTTAAATGCCCATTTGTCTTTACCCACTTCAAAACGACTGACGGTAATCACCTGCGGTGCAGCCAGCGCCGCTGCAGAACTGGTGAGTAACAGAAACGCCAGAATACTTTTTTTCATCAT